ACCAGGAATAACAACTGAACCTTCTTTAAACAAGTGATCTCCAACTGAAGATACTTGATTTTGAAGCATTGATTGTAGTTGAGTTAATTCCCTTGCCTGAACAGCATGTCCTGGTCTGAAGAGGACTCTATTATACTTCTCCTTAGGAGTTAATCCATCTACAGCCGTAGGTGTATTATAATCATCCCAATACGGTTCAATGTTAAATTTTATTGCCATCTCTTATTCCTTAAAATTCAATAACTAATCTGATTGTTTCAATTTGATCTGAAGCTCTTGTTACAGCTGTTCTGTTTTCAACAAAAACAACATCGCCTGAATAATGTTGGACTTCAGGATCTACTACCGCCGTACATGTTTCACCACCGGTTGATGCAGTTTCCAATCTAATTAGATCGGAAGTAGTAAATGGTGTATATCCAGTATCCTCATTTTGAACATATTTGATAATACCATTCACACTATCATATTCAACAACAAAACCTTTCGCGCCAGTAACAGTACCTTCAATAACATCATCAGGATCAAATGTTGAACCCAATGATACTTCTAATGAATGTGCTACTGTATAAGCATTAGCAGCTGCTGGAGAACCACCGTCCTCTAGAGGATTTTTTACTAATGTAATTTGTCTAAAGTCATTAGCACTTGGAATAGTACCAGCTTCATTACCGTTAAACACCTTATTAATAATAACGTAATGAGTTCTTAAATCAACGCGAGGATCGGCACCAAAGCCACCCTTCGGACCTATAACAGCTCTTACCGAACCATTAGAACCACCACCGCCAGATAAAGTTACTATTGCTTTTGTATATCCAGAACCAATGTTAGTTACTTCAATATCAGTAATAACACCACCAGATACTGTAGCAGTTGCTGTAGCATTAGTACCATCACCTTCAATAGTAACAGTCGGAGCTGAGGTATAACCTGTACCTGCATTATCAATCTTAACATTGTAAATAGCGCCATCCACAGTGTTTTGTTGCACAGCCCATTGATTTAATAATGCTGTATCTGAACCCGGAGTTGGTTGAGTATCTAAATGTACCACTGGAATAAACGAAGCTGTTAAGAATTTAGTACCTGTATCTACTGGAACCGTAAACAAGTATTTCCAAATATACCCGTCAGCGTTGGTATAGTCGATAACACCCGATGTGGTTACACCTTCAATATCAGGATCTTTAGTGGAAACACCACCAGATTTTAAGCAAAGGTATACGTTATTATTATCGGAAATGACATAATACTGCTTTCCTTCTAAATTACTGTCCCTGTCATCATATTCAGAATATGTTTGACCTGATACCCATACGTTTCGTGGGCAAGTGTAAGTAATATCTGTACTATCTAGTTTTTTCATAGCGTACATATTTTCCCACACTGTGTTTGTTGTGTATACATTTTCGTAAGGAACATCAGGATTTAGCTCATCTGTCCAATTATTCGGACGACCTAATCCCATGTAATACGAATCCGTGCCTAAAGCATCTACGAAAACACTCGTAGTATTCAGGCGAAATTCACTGGTAATAATTGCTGACATTTTTATTTAACTCCGTTATGATTCTATAATCTGGCAACCGATATGGGTACCAATAGTTTTATTTATAACATCTCCGAAAGAAATGTTTTGGTATTCTGAAATTTGTCTCCAATTAACAAACTTCGTGTTATCAAAGTGGTCCCACGAGCCGAACTTATTAGCGCTGGCTATATGAGTATACTCTTTTTCTATATAATGACCTGTTGCAACAAATGAAGATGTTGCATAAGCAGGCTGTATATTAATAGTTCTGGGAAGACCTTCTCTTTGGTATCCCGGCTGTATTGCTGGCATACCTAAGTCAAACGCCTCTACTAAGATTAAGATCTCACCGAAGAATATAAATCCTGCAGGGTGAATTAATCTTGTAAATGAATTCTTCCATTCTGTTATATTCTTACCCGTCTTCAGAACATAAGAGAATTTCTGATAGAAATAACTATCTTGAATATATTTTTTATCTGATATAAATCCATCAGCTGTAGTAAATAATCCACGACGATAAACCGTTATAACATCACCTGAGGTTAAATCATAATCAAATACTAAACTATGATCTAATTCTTCTGTTGAATTATTATATACAATCTTTTCCGTTGGATATTGTATTATATTATTAACAAATACAACGTCATCATCAAACTTAGGTTTATATCCATAATCATCATTAAAGTCAATTGTATTTGTATTAGACGTTAATGTAAATGTAAATACCGGTGTATGATCTTGATAGTGATTAACAATATCATCTTCTTGTGAGTAGAATTTGCCATCAGAAGGAATAAGCATATCCTCCTTCGGAAAATAAACCTCTACATCATCATTGTATATTAATCTGAAAAAGGCATCGATAGATTCAGGAGTACCTCTACTTCTATAAAATTCACCTAACCTTCTATAAAATAATCGTGGATCGGAAGCGAATGTTCTTGGTATCGGTGCACCAATTTCATTTTGTAGTTCATTCAATAATTTCGTTTCAATATGATCAATATCTCGTTGAATATCTAATTGGTTTAGGTAAAAGCCAGAAGCATTAACCTTCTCCATATAATAAGCATATACTTTAATGAACTCAATAAGTTCTGGGTGATCATCTACAATATGCTGTGGTACCAAATCATCGATAAACGACGAAATGTTATAAGTCTCTCTCTTTTCAAATGGACTAGTAATGCTCATTAGCTATTCACTGTATTATAATCAATACCTGCAGTAGTACCTCCTGTCACCATAGTATCTACTTCCCCTTGAATTGTGGTTTCATTAACATCAATAGTAATTAATTCATTTCTACTTGGTTTAATATCATTAGAAGCTGTCTTAGCAAATAATTTAAGAACACCAGAAATATCTATAACAGATTGTGGTACGAATCCGGTAAGACTTACGTGACCAGTTAATCTATTTACTTCACCAACGTTAGTAGCTAGTATTGTTTCATCTGTAGTCACCACTCTAACGATATACTTTTCTTTTTCTGAATCGTAATAATCTTGTAAATAACATACATGACCCATATAAGTAAATTCAGAAGATTTGATTGTGCTATCAGATCCATCATAATCACGCAGCGGCTGATTAAAATTAAACGTATATAGTTTCTCTGTATTTAATGCGGGAGTAAACTCCTTATATACTTGTACTCTAGTTACGTTAGATATAATAGCAATATGAGAATCATCTATTCTTTTAGATAGGTTTGAATATCTAAATACACCACCGAAGTTATCTAATTGATCTTGTTTATAAGTATTGATTTCTGTTCTTATATTATTAGAAAGACCGGCTGAAGTAACATCAGATACATTAGGATTATATTTAAAGTGTATGTCTAATTTAATATATGTGTAATCCGGATCTACTAATACAGGGGTAATTGACACCACATTCTTTGGTTTTAAATAGTTATGAATAATAGCAGCTTTATCTGTATCTGATAAAGCTGGTCCGGATAAAGGTTTAATGGATACATATACTTTTCCATAATCAGGTGGAATATTATCTTCACCGCCCCAAACAGTTAGTGTTTCAATGTCACCCCAATTATTCTGGATAATAGCCTTATAGTCATCTGGCGTAACCGCTCTATTTTGAGCTACATAACCGAGAGGTGCATTAAATTTAATAGAATCCTTTGTTTCCCTCTTACTATATCCTGAGGCATTATCAATCACAGTTACTGTAGCATTAGTATTACCATTAATATCTCCGGCTAAAGCAAATTGTGAAGCACCATTGACATTATTATTACCCACCACAGAATAACTTATTGATATAATATTACCGTTCTTAGGTTTCTTTCCGATAACACCATCACCAAATTTAATTTCATACAAACCCTCTCTACTCTCTTCTAAAAAGAATATCGGAGTCGTATTAGATAAGGATGCTACATTTCCAGCAGGAACATAAATCTCGCTTTGTGTTGATGAGTCTGATTCAAAGATAGTAACCTTTACAGAATTGGTATTAACAGCATCATCAAAAAGATAATAGTGTTCAAATCCTCTGTCGTCATACACATAGGTAGTTGTTTTTAATTGCCCTTGTTCTATAATAAGGTCTTCAAATATATAGTTACCCTCTGAATTAACATTAATAGTAGTAGTATCTGAAACCATAAAAGGATAAGTGACCGAGTTGATTGTTGTAGTGAATGCTGTGCCTCTTGTTATAGTGAGAGGAAGATTCTTATTATTCTCATCTAAAACATTAATAGGATTATTAATAAGTAAATTAATCTTTGCTAAAGCAGGCTTGGTAGAATGTGGTGTATATCCTAGAAGCTTCGCATGTGATACAACGCTTTCTCTAAGTTGTGCTGTATCAATAAATGTTTCATTTA